AGAGATATACTTTGCTATGCCATGAAGACACTCAGAGACTGCTCCATTGTCATGCATATCCATGACGAACTGGTGATCGAGGCAGAGCAGAGTATGTCCCTTGATGAGATCTGTGAGCAGATGGCTCAGACACCGACCTGGGCCAAGGGATTACAGCTCCGTGCCGCCGGTTACGAAACAGAATTTTATAAAAAAGATTGATAAAAACCGGACCATTCCGCCGTCTGACCTCCAGTGTACTGCAGATGGCGGATATGTCCATCGAGAAAGGAGGCGCTTATGCGTTCAGAAAAGTTCAACAGCGAAGGATATTACGATCCGACTCCCTACGAAGCTTTTTCCAATATTTTCGGAGAACAGAGATTTGCTTTCCGTCCGATCGTGTATATCTGCTCGCCCTATGCCGGAGATGTTGAAGATAATGTTGCCGCGGCACGGAAATACTGCCGGTTTGCGGTTGACATCGGCTACATCCCTCTCGCAGTCCATCTTCTGTATCCGCAGTTCATGGACGACAGCAACCCGAAAGAACGTGCACTGGGAATGTTCTTCGGCTCCGCACTGATGAGCAAGTGTGCCGAGGTGTGGGTCTTCGGCAAATACATCTCCCCGGGAATGCAGGAAGAAATCTCCCGTGCATCCAGAAAGAACATTCCGGTTCGCTATTTCAATGAAGAATGTCAGGAGGTGACGGAATGAATTTCTCGCTTTATTACGCCGATTCCCTCGGCAATCCCGGCAACTGTTCCTATCCCCACAGAATCATTGTTGCGGACGAAGATTCTCTCCGCAAAGCCACAGCGCACGATTATGTATGCGCGGAATACCGGAACCATTACCGCAATGGCGAAAACTTCCTCGGTGCGGACTGTCTTCCGGTTGACTGCGACAACGATCACAGCGATAATCCTGAAGACTGGGTGACACCTGATAATATCAGGGACGCCTTCCCCGCTGTTTCCTTCGCCGTACATTACAGCCGTTCCCACATGAAGGAAAAGAACGGCAAGGCGGCACGACCGAAATTCCATGTGCTGTTTCCCATTGATCCGGTTACGGATGCGGCGGTCTACAGCAGTATGAAGAAAAAGGTGAACGAACTCTTCCCCTATTTCGATACCAAGGCATTGGATGCCGCACGGTTCTTCTTCGGCACTTCATTGCCGGAAGTCGAAGTGTACGAAGGCAGTATCACTTTGACGCAATATCTGGATGAACTCGCTTTTGAGAATAATTTCGAGGATCGCTGTACCCGCGAAATCATACCGGAAGGCAGCCGCAATGCGACATTATCCCGGTTCGCCGGACAGATTATCAAGAAATACGGGGACAGTGAGCGCGCCTACATGTGTTTTCTGGAAAAGGCGGACAAATGCGTTCCTCCCCTTCCCGAAGATGAGCTGAATTCCATCTGGCACAGTGCCCAGAAGTTCTACGCCAAGGTTCAGCAGCAGTCCGGTTATGTTCCGCCCGATGTCTGGGGTGAATCCTACAAACCTTCCGATTATACCGATGTCGGTCAGGCGGAAATTCTGTCCCACCATTTTGCAAACGAACTGCGGTATTCCCCGGCTACCGGATACATCCGCTATATCGATCACTACTGGCAGGAAAGCGAACCGGGTGCGCAGGCGGTGGCTCACGAGCTGACACGAAGACAGCTGGAAGAAGCTACGGCAGATTTCATGGATGCTTATCAGAAATTGGTAGAGTCCGGCGGTCAGGAGATTCTGAACAATACCTCTAAGCAGAAAGCCGAGAGTATCATGAGTGACGATCAGCTGGAAGCGTACCGTGCCTGTGTTGCCGCCCAGAATTATCAGAACTTTGTCCTCGGACGCCGTGATTCCAAGAAAATCACTGCTGCACTGAAGGAAGCACGACCTATGCTGGAAATTGATCCCCGTGATCTGGACAGTGATCCCTTTCTGCTGTGTACGCCGGATGCTACATACGATCTGCGAAAAGGGCTCGCCTGTGCAAGAGATCACTCGCCCGATGATTTTATAACGAAAATTACCTCTGTTTCCCCCGACCGAAAAGGAGAAAAACTGTGGCTGGACTGCCTTGACCGTATCTTCTGTGGGGATTGTGAACTGATCGACTATGTTCAGAAAATTTGTGGTCTCGCTGTAATCGGCAAGGTTTATGTGGAAGCTCTGATCATCGCCTACGGTTTCGGGCGGAACGGTAAATCCACCTTCTGGAATGTGGTATCCCGTGTACTCGGTCTGTACAGCGGCAATATTTCTGCCGATACGCTGACTGTCGGATGCAGACGAAACATCAAGCCGGAGATGGCAGAAGTCAAAGGCAAACGATTACTGATTGCCGCAGAACTGCAGGAAGGCTCCCGACTCAATGACTCCACTGTCAAGCAGCTTTGTTCCACCGATGATGTGTTCGCCGAAAAGAAATACAAAGACCCGTTCAGTTTCAAGCCCTGTCACACACTGGTTCTGTACACAAACCACCTTCCGAAGGTCAGTGCATCCGACGATGGGATCTGGCGCAGATTGATTGTCATTCCCTTCAACGCGAAAATCGATGGCAAAAGCGACATCAAGAATTACGCGGAATACCTCTTTCAAAATGCGGGCGGCAGTGTGCTTTCGTGGATTATCGAAGGTGCCAAAAAGGTGATTGATCTGGATTACCGGATCGATGTTCCGGAATGTGTACGGAATGCAATCGACGAATACCGCAGCCAGAACGACTGGTTTGGTCAGTATCTCGAGGACAAGTGTGAACTTGATCCCACATACCGAGAAAGCTCCAGTTCGCTGTATCAGGCTTACCGGAATTACTGTATCGAAAGCAGTGAATATATCCGCAGTACAACGGATTTCTATACTGCCATGGAAAATGCGGGTTATAAACGGATCACAGCCAAAGGGAAACGCTATTTTGCGGGTCTCCGGCTGAAAACCGATGACGGAGATTTTGAAGATTTTCTGAACTGACACACCGGGGTAGACCTCATATAAGGTCATTTACAAAAGTTTCATAGGCCTATCATAATACACTCCAAGAAAAGTTTTGAAAATGACATGTACCGAGGTCTACCTCCACTTTTTACAGGATGGAACAACATGAGAGAAACAAGCATTGAACGAAAACTGGTAACCGCCGTACGTAAACTGGGTGGGATCGCACCGAAGTTTACTTCTCCCGGATTTGCAGGCATGCCTGACAGATTGATTCTTTTACCGGGCGGCAGATTCGGTTTTGTGGAAGTCAAAGCACCGGGTGAAACACCGAGACCCATTCAGACATCCAGAATCCGGCTTCTGAAACGGCTGGGATTCAAGGTATATGTTCTGGATGACGAAAAGCAGATCGGAGGAATTCTTGATGAAATACGTTCCACATGAATACCAGAAATATGCCGCCGAATACATCTGCAGTCATCCGGTCTGTGCGGTATTTCTGGATATGGGTCTCGGCAAAACCAGTATCACGCTGACAGCTGTTGCGGATTTACTGTTTGATCGTTTTGAGGTACATAAGGTATTGGTTATTGCCCCTCTCCGGGTAGCAAAAGTCACATGGCCGACAGAATGTGGAAAGTGGGATCATCTGCGGCATCTGACCATATCGGCGGCAGTCGGTACTGAGAGGGAGCGAAAAGCGGCAATTCTCTGTGATGCGGATATTACGGTCATCAACCGTGAAAATGTCCCGTGGCTTATGGAGAGCGGACTGCCGTTCCGATACGATATGGTAGTCATTGATGAATTGTCTTCCTTCAAGAATCATCAGACCAAACGCTTCCGGGCATTGATGAAAGTGCGTCCGAAAATCAAGCGGATTGTCGGTCTGACCGGTACTCCCGCATCGGGCGGTCTGATGGATCTCTGGTCGGAGTTTCGTCTGCTGGACATGGGTGAACGTCTCGGCAGATTCATTACCCAATACCGGAATACCTATTTCCAGCCGGACAAACGGAACGGTCAGGTAATCTTCAGTTATAAGCCTCTGCCGTTTGCGGAAGACGCGATCTACAAACAGATTTCCGACATCACCATATCCATGAAATCCACGGATCATCTTCACATGCCGGAACTGATCAGCACGGAGTACACGGTAACCCTTTCCGAAGCTGAAAAACAGGACTATGACAAACTGAAGAAAGAGCTGGTACTTACCCTTGCGGAGAACGAGATCACAGCGGCAAATGCGGCTTCCCTCTCCAACAAGCTATGCCAGATGGCAAACGGTGCAATCTATGACGATGACGGAACGATACGACCTGTGCACGACCGTAAACTGGAAGCACTGGAAGATCTGATCGAATCCGCAAATGGTAAGCCGGTACTGGTAGCTTACTGGTTCAAGCACGATCTGAATCGGATCACAGAACGGCTCCGCAGTCTTCATATTCCATTCGCCAAAATGGATACATCGGACAGTATTGAACGATGGAACGAAGGAAAAATCCCAGTCGGTCTGATTCATCCTGCATCTGCCGGTCACGGCCTGAATCTGCAGTCCGGCGGTTCGACTCTGATCTGGTTCGGTCTGACATGGAGTCTTGAATTATATCAGCAGACAAACGCTCGTCTCTGGAGACAAGGTCAATCCTCCGAAACCGTGGTGGTACAGCACATCCTCTGCAAGGATACCATTGACGAAAACATCATAAAAGCATTACAGGTAAAAGACAAAACACAGTCCGCACTCATTGATGCGGTCAAAGCAAATCTGGAGGTAACAAAATGACAGCAAAAGAATATCTTGGTCAGGCGTACCGTCTCGATCAGCGAATCAACTCCAAACTGGAGCAGGTCATGTCCCTGCGCACTCTTGCAACTAAAGCAACCTCTACGCTCAGTGATACACCTCCCAGCGGTACAAGAAATGTCCATCGCATGGAAGACATCATCGTGAAGATCATTGAGATGGAAAACGAGATCAACCGCGACATCGACAACCTCGTGGATCTGAAGCGGGAGATGGTGTCGGTGATCAAAGCAGTGACCGATCCCGAGTATCAGACAATCCTTGAACTCCGGTATCTCTGTTTCAAATCGTGGGAGCAGATTGCGGTTGATATGAACTACAGCATTCAGCACATCTATCGTCTCCGTGACAGAGCACTCAATGAAATCACACCTCCGACCGGAAGATGATAGGAAATGTTATGGAATAAGAGGTTGATCTGTGGTATAATAGTATCATGAAAAACTGAAATGAAAGCCATCACGGGAGAAAATCCTGCGATGGCTTTTGTCGTCCCTGAAGGAGAAATGATGCCTACGAAACCCAAGCGTCCCTGTTCCCATCCTGGCTGTCCAAAGCTGACCAACGGTCGGTTCTGCGAGGAACACGCCAAGGAAGAAGCAAAACGTTATGAAAAATACGACCGTGATCCTGCTGTCCGCAGACGTTACGGCAGAGCGTGGAAACGTATCCGTTACCGATATGCGGCGGCGCATCCGCTGTGCGAACTGTGTCAGAAGAACGGACAGCTGATCCCGACTGAGGAGATACACCACAAGATTCCGCTTTCCGAAGGTGGAACACACTGCGAAGAAAACCTCATCGCACTGTGCAAATCCTGTCACGCGAGACTTCATGCCGAGCGCGGTGACCGTTGGCATAAGCAGAAATAATCTAAAAATATATACACTCGCGTACCCGGTAGGGGGATCGAAATCTCTACAGCTTTTGTATTGTGCAACGGGCGTGGGGTCGCGTGTGCAAATTCGCAAAAGTTTTCGGGGGAATAGACCCCAGTGGAAAGTGAGGTGAGAAAAATGGGACAGAGGGGACCGAAACCCGGCTCCGGCGGCAGACCGAAAAAGCCGCTTTCTGATAAGATTCTGGACGGTAACCCAGGCAAACGACCGCTGACGGTCATTGAGTTCAAAGACAGCGCGGCCAATCTGGAAGGTCAGGTTATGCCGAAGCCTTCCGATTACCTATCCGCCAAGCAGAAGGACGGCTCGACGCTCTGTGCCGCTGAGATATACGAAAATGTGTGGCATTGGCTTGCCGAACGAAAATGCGCAGCCATCGTCTCGCCGCAGCTGATCGAACGATATGCGATGGCGAGTGCGCGATGGATTCAGTGCGAGACGATCACCAGTGAACTTGGCTTTCTCGCAAAACATCCGACCACGGGCGCGGCGATCCAGTCACCCTATGTGGCGATAGCAAACACCTACATGACGCAGGCAAACCGGCTGTGGTCGGAGATATTCCAGATTGTCAAGGAGAACTGCTCAGGTGAATACGGCGGTGCGTCTCCCGAGGATGATGTGATGGAACGACTTCTTGAAGCAAGGAAAGGCAAAGGATAAATATCGTAAAATTCAACGAATCGCTTGAAAAGCATAAAACAATTCTTACCGAACAGCAGTATCGGACGCTTCGCGGACTGGCAGCGAGCGGAAACCTCGAAGGTGCTGTCAAGGGATATCATAAATTACTCCGGAGGTACAGAAGAAATGGAACTGCAAAAAATCACGGTTGAGCGGCTGATCCCCGCCGATTACAACCCACGCAAGGATTTGAAACCGGGTGATGCCGAATACGAAAAGCTGAAACGTTCCATCGAGCAGTTCGGTTATGTCGAACCGGTCATCTGGAACAAGACAACCGGTCGGGTGGTCGGAGGTCATCAGCGGCTCAAGGTACTGCAGGACATGGGCATCACCGAGGTGGACTGTGTTGTTGTGGAACTTTCCGAGGAGAAAGAAAAGGCACTCAACATCGCCCTCAACAAAATCTCCGGCGAATGGGACAAGGAAAAACTGACTCTGCTCATCACCGATCTGCAGGGCGCGGATTTTGATGTGTCCCTCACCGGTTTCGAGCCTGCCGAACTGGATGACCTGTTCAAGGACAGCATGAAGGACGGAATCAAGGATGACGACTTCGATGTAGAATCCGAACTGAAGAAGCCGACCCTCACGAAGCCGGGTGACATCTGGATGCTCGGCAGACATCGCCTGATCTGCGGTGACAGCACGCTTCCGCATACATACGAGATGCTGATGGGTGACACCAAAGCGAATCTCGTCATCACTGATCCGCCGTACAACGTGAACTACGAAGGCTCTGCCGGTAAGATCAAGAACGACAACATGGAGAACGATGCGTTCTACGGATTCCTGTTCAATGCGTTCGTGAACATAGAACACTTTATGGCAGACGATGCGTCCATCTACGTTTTCCATGCAGATACCGAAGGGCTGAACTTCCGCAAGGCATTCTCCGACGCGGGATTCTATCTCTCCGGAACGTGTATCTGGAAAAAGCAGTCCCTTGTTCTCGGTCGATCGCCTTATCAGTGGCAGCATGAGCCTGTACTGTTCGGATGGAAAAAGCGCGGGAAGCACCTGTGGTACACCGGACGGAAGGAATCGACCATCTGGGAATTCGACAAGCCGAAGAAGAACGGCGATCATCCGACCATGAAGCCGATCCCGCTTCTGGCGTATCCGATTATGAATTCGTCCATGAGCAATACTGTGGTGCTTGATCCCTTCGGTGGTTCCGGCAGTACGCTGATTGCCTGTGAGCAGACGGAGCGGATCTGCTGTACGATTGAGTTGGACGAAAAGTTCTGTGATGTCATCATTAAACGGTATATTGAGCAGGTGGGCAGTTCTTCCGGTGTTACGGTTCAGCGTGATGGGCTGACTTACTCTTATGATGAAATCGTAAAAGAAAACGAGGAAACAGCTTAACCGTCTCCTCGCTCTTATTCAGTTCTTTCTTGTCGGCTTCACATTCACGTCCGGCTTGATATCGCCTTCGATCTTGCCGTGTTCTTCCTCAAACTTCTTGATATTCTCACGGATCAGCACCAGAATGTGGCTGTTCACCGAACGTCCTTCATAATCCGAAACGAATCCCAGTTTCTCCAACATTTCTTCTTCAATCCGGATGGATACACTCTTGATAGCCATATAAACCTCACATAACAGATATATTGTGTGTTTATTTTATATCTGTTATGTGTTATAATGTTGCGTATGGATATACCGTATATCTACATTATTTTTGCAACGGGAGGACGTTATGAAAGTGGCTGTGATCGGTTCGAGAGGGATCGTTATCGACAATCTGCAGGATTATCTGCCGGAAGGAACAACGGAAATTGTATCGGGCGGTGCAAAAGGCGTGGACACCTGCGCGAGAGAATTCGCACTTGCCAACGGCATCACGCTGACAGAATTCAAGCCGGAGTACAACCGCTACGGCAGAGGTGCGCCGCTGAAGCGGAACATCACCATCATCGAATATGCCGACATGGTTCTGGCGTTCTGGGACGGCAAGTCCAAGGGGACGAAGTTCGTGATTGATGCATGTGCAGAACGAGGGATTCCGGTGACGGTGCATATCTTATAGAAACAGCAAAGCGGAGGTTCTCCCCCGCTTTTACTGTTTGTTGAATTGTTATCTGATTATATGATGAACTGCATCACACCTGCAATGATCAAAGCAATAAGCGGATTCATAAGAATGGTACTCAGCCATTTGCCTATCATCACTTTTGTTGGGATGTATGGTTTCAGATCCTCGGTACCGGAGATTTCCCAAGCCTTTGTTTTGCCAACCCAATACCAGTCAATAAAGAAACGGTCAAATAAACCCTGAATCCAAAGAATGATTGACATCTGCCAGAAAGCGTCCCAAAACTCCGTCACACCGTTGATACCATAGACCATCAAGGGTGGCAGAACGAATAGCGGAACGAACATGACAATGCTGCAAATGATAAAGTTCTTCTTAATCTTTTCTTTTGTGGTCAGCCCAAGTTCCACAACACGCTCCTGCACGTCTTTTTCATATAAAAGTACAAGACCTACTGGACCGTTCGCAATACCGACCACGCATACGATCAAAAGTACAAAGCACATAACGATGCCTTCGACAACAATGAGCATAATAATCAACCTCCGTCAAATTGGAATTTCCCGAATTCATTTTCTGCATAAACAATGTAAAATTGTTCCGTCTTCCGGTTTATATATGTTTCCTTTTTCACAAAGGATTACATCCAAACCTGCTTGGTTTGCAAACTGCTTCAAATCAACTGCTTCAAAAGCTTCCCAGTATATTTCTGCATTGGCATAGGGATAGAACTTCCGCCCATCCAAACAATTTGGATAATGCTCCATCAGGAAACGGTAGTCATGTGTTGAAAAACTGCATAATCCGCCTTTCCTGAGGACTCTTTTACATTCCGACAAATAGCCTTTCCTGAACTCGTTTCCGTACAGCAAGCCAAAGGTTTGTGCCCAAATCAGCACAGCATCAAAAGAATCTGCGGAAAAATTCAAATGTACTCCATCATATTCATAAAATGGAATCCTATACCCTTTGGCAGCAGCCAACTGCTTTACTTGGGATATTACTTCTTTTGAAATGTCGATTCCCACCACATCATATCCCAAATCCGATAAAGCAAATGCTTCTCGTCCCAGGCCACAACCAATATCCAATATTTTTGCACCCGAAGGAAGATACTGAACGACAAATTGTTCCCACTCTTTTAATGCTGAATTCCAATTCTGCATTTCATCAACATTCTTTTTTTCTTCATACCACTGTGAAACGATGTTGTTCATATTACTCACTCCTTCGTCAAATTCTGATTTACCGTTATTCAATTATATCATAAGCCTGCCTGCATTACAAGCGTTTCGCCCTTTGTGCATATCGCAGAATGTCATATATCTGCCGCAAACCCCTTGCTATTTCTGTAGTTCAGAGTGATATATATACTACCGAATTAGAAAGGGGATTTTTCATGGACAAAAACAATCTGTACGATGCTCTGGAAGAACTGATTCTGGAGCGGATCAACGCGCACCACCTCACAGAACCGGAATCTGTGACAGATGCTTACTCACAGTTCGCCAGAAGAACAGAAGCACTCCGGAATACGCTGAACGACGAACAGAGACTGATCTATAACGCCTGCGAAGATGCTTATCTTCTGCTAGATGGCGAAACGATCAATTTCTACTACCGGGCAGGATTTTCGGACGCAATCCGGTTCCTCTTCGGATGGACGGACAGCACACAATGGAGGGATGGAAAATGGAACTGAGATTCAACGCAACCGGACCCGACCGCAAGAAACTGGCGGCGGCGATCAGCGAATTCACGCAGTGCAGAGCAGAGTACCAGTACATGCCGACTTGCGCGTATGTGATTGGGGTGTACACCCTCACAAAGGAAGGAACGCTGATCTGTGAGGAGAGTGAAATTCCGCCTTCCCTGCTCAGCCACCTTGAGGATGCCGGTTTCACCGCTGAGATAGAGGAAGAACCGGAACCCGAAGTGGATCACGGAATTTCCATTCAGATGCCGGCGGCTGCTTTCACCGAACAATCTCTCCGTAACCTTCACGCTCTGGTCGAAGCCAAGAGTGAACTCATCAAAAAGGCTCTCGGAATCACAGCACTGCCCATCAACCGGATCGATGACAGGATCGACTTCCCGTGGTTTTCTGAGGATTCCACACCGGAGGAACTGCAGGCGTATATGCACTTTATCACCGCGCTCTGCGATATGGCTCGGAATCAGAAGCGGATCAATACCTGCGAGAAGAAGACTGATAACGAGAAATACGCATTCCGGTGCTTCCTCCTGCGGCTTGGATTTATCGGAGCGGAGTACAAGACGGAACGGAAGATACTGCTGCGGAATCTGACAGGTTCGTCTGCGTTCAAAGGAGGTCGGAACGATGACTGAGAAAACAATCATCCGGCAGCTCTTCTATGGTGAACTGCATCCCTGGGAGCGTTTCGTTCCCAACGATTCTGACCTGCGAAAGGCATCCAACCGTGTCGGCAAACTGGTCGAAAATTGGAAGGAACACCTCAGTCCCGAGGATACCGAACGACTTGAGGAAATCGTTGATACCCTCTACCAGTACAGTTCCATTCTGGAAGCGGATGCGTTTGAGTCCGGTTTCCGTCTCGGTGGAAAAATGATGCTTGACATTCTGCAGCCGGATTCTAATGTTGTCATACCGAAAGATACGCTGTAAAATATACAGTTTCCCCTCCGAATGATTGTGTAGTATATATCTCCGAAATGACTTGCTATTCTACCGAGTTAGAGGTAATATGTGTACACCGAAAGGACAACACCACATTTTTCCGGAGGATCAGAACATGAAAATTTCCGAAATGAACGCACAGCAGAAGAAAGCCTTCTACAACATCCGCAACGCAGCCAACTACCTGATCGGCGGACTGGAAAACACCATGGAGGACTACCCCGAAGATTCCGAAGAATATCAGGAAGCACAGGCAACCCTCGATGATCACGACTTCCTGGTCAACCAGATCTACGACCTCGCCCTCACCGAGATTTTCTTGGAAAGCGCAAACATTTTCGGCAAAGCGGCGGAAGCCTACCTCAGGGACATCCGCTTCTGCGGCAAGGAATGGCTGATGGAACGGGTTGAAAAGCAGGTCACCAAGGCGGGATATTGAGAAGGTACGAACCATGTGGAACGAAGGAACAATCAAGATCGGCAAGAGCATTTTCCATTACTGGGTCAAGCATTACGAAGAAACCTCGGCATTCGGCATCGACAAAGGACGGATTTCCAAGCTGATGCTCAAGCGGAACGGCGAAATCGTGTGTAATTACGACAGAGAGTGGGACATCGAACCGGTTGACGCAGACACTGAAACCGCCCTGGCGATCCTGATGAAGGATTACAACTGAAAAAACAACAACGGAGCATGAGCCGAGAGGCTCTGTTCCTCGTATACGACGGTCGCACCAAATATGGTGGCGGCTATTTTTATGCCATTTTGGAGGTGGTGCCTATCCGAAAGCTGAAGAAATATACACCCACGGAATTCATGGCGAAGGATTCCCACTACGATAAATCCGCTGCGGATTTCGCCGTTGCCTTCATCGAAAGCTTGTGCCACACGAAAGGTACATGGGCGCGGAAGCCTTTTGAACTGATCGACTGGCAGGAGAAGATCATTCGTGACATCTTCGGCACGATCAAGCCGAACGGATACCGTCAGTTCAATACCGCTTACATTGAAATCCCCAAAAAGCAAGGTAAGTCCGAACTCGCCGCCGCTGTTGCGCTTCTCCTGACTTGCGGTGACGGCGAAGAACGTGCTGAAGTTTACGGCTGTGCCGCTGACCGACAGCAGGCGTCCATTGTCTTCAACGTAGCTGCCGATATGGTTCGGATGTGTCCGGCTCTGTCGAAACGAGTGAAAATTCTGGAATCGCAGAAGCGGCTGATTTACATTCCAACCGGCAGCATCTATCAGGTGCTTTCCGCTGATGTCGGCAATAAGCATGGCTTCAACACGCATGGGGTGGTGTTTGATGAACTGCACACCCAGCCGAACCGGAAACTGTTCGATGTCATGACAAAAGGTTCCGGCGATGCACGAATGCAGCCGCTTTACTTCCTGATTACGACAGCGGGTAATGATACGAAGTCCATTTGTTATGAAATCCACCAGAAAGCGAAAGACATCATCGAAGGACGCAAGATCGATCACACATTCTATCCGGTGATTTATGGGGCAGATGAATCTGATGACTGGACTGATCCCGAAGTCTGGAAGAAAGCGAACCCTTCCCTCGGTATTACGGTCGGTATCGACAAGGTTCGGGATGCTTGTGAATCCGCAAAGCAGAATCCAGGAGAGGAGAATGCTTTCCGTCAGCTGCGACTCAATCAGTGGGTGAAACAGGCTGTTCGCTGGATGCCGATGGACAAGTGGGATCGGTGTTCCTTTGCTGTGAACGAGGATGATCTGGAAGGTCGTGTCTGTTACGGCGGTCTTGACCTGTCATCCACGACAGACATCACGGCGTTTGTTCTGGTCTTCCCGCCGGAAGATGAGGATGACAAGTATGTGATTCTGCCGTATTTCTGGATTCCGGAGGATAATCTGGAACTCCGCGTCCGGCGAGATCATGTACCATATGATGTATGGGAACGGCAAGGCTATCTCCAGACAACCGAAGGAAATGTGGTTCACTACGGTTACATAGAGAACTTCATCGAAAAACTCGGCGAACTGTTCAACATTCGTGAGATCGCCTTTGACCGTTGGGGAGCCGTACAGATGGTGCAGAACCTTGAGGGTATGGGATTCACCGTGGTTCCGTTCGGTCAGGGATTCAAGGATATGTCTCCGCCGACGAAAGAACTGATGAAGTTGGTTTTGGAGGAAAAGATTTCTCACGGCGGACATCCGGTGCTTCACTGGATGATGGACAATATTTTCATCCGCACCGACCCGGCAGGCAACATCAAGCCGGACAAAGAAAAATCCACAGAGAAGATCGACGGTGCCGTTGCCACGATTATGGCACTGGACAGAGCGATTCGCTGTGGGAATGATGTTTCGGAAAGTGTGTATGATTCGCGTGGGATATTGTTTCTGTGAGATTATTGTCCCGGCATTCCCTTACACCTATCAACTTCCCCTTAATTTGAGCATGATTTTAAGGGGAAGTTGAGTATTCAAGGGCCAAAAATCAGTATTTTTCAAAGGAGATACCCAAATGTCCATATTCACAAGCCTGTTCCGTTCCCGTGATAAGCCCCAGAACCGCACCGTCGGCGGCAGCTACAGCTTTTTCATGGGCGGCACAACATCCGGCAAAACCGTGACCGAACGCTCCGCCATGCAGATGACTGCCGTGTACTCCTGTGTCCGAATCCTCGCAGAAGCTGTGGCGGGTCTGCCGCTGCACCTATACCGCTACACTGATGACGGCGGTAAAACCAAAGCTATTGATCATCCGCTGTACCACCTACTCCACGATGAGCCGAATCCGGAGATGAGTTCCTTTGTTTTCCGCGAAACTCTCATGACACATCTGCTCCTGTGGGGTAACGCCTACTCGCAGATCATCCGAAATGGAAAAAACGAGATTGTCGCACTGTATCCGCTCATGCCGAACAAAATGACGGTTGAGCGTGATTCTTCCGGTCAGCTTTACTACAGCTACTATCGCGGCTCGGATGAAGCATACCGTGAACGCGACAATATCGTCATTCTCCGCCCAACCGATGTCCTGCACATCCCCGGACTCGGCTTCGACGGTCTGGTCGGCTACAGTCCCATCGCAATGGCGAAAAACGCCATCGGCATGGCGATCGCCTGCGAGGAATACGGCGCGAAGTTCTTCGCCAACGGCGCAGCTCCGGGCGGTGTTCTGGAACATCCAGGTACCATCAAGGATCCTGCCCGTGTGCGTGAAAGCTGGCAGTCCACCTTCGGCGGCAGCGGAAACGCGAACAAAATCGCTGTGCTTGAGGAAGGCATGAAGTACACGCCGATCGGCATTGCGCCCGAACAGGCACAGTTTCTGGAAACCCGAAAATTCCAGATCAACGAAATTGCCCGAATTTTCCGCGTCCCGCCGCATATGGTCGGTGACCTGGAGAAGTCGAGCTTTTCCAATATTGAACAGCAGTCCCTTGAATTCGTGAAGTACACGCTCGATCCCTGGGTGATCCGGTGGGAACAGTCCATTCAGCGGTCACTGCTGAGTACCGAAGAAAAGGTACAGTATTTCGCCAAGTTCAATCTGGAAGGACTGCTTCGTGGGGACTATCAGTCCCGTATGCAGGGTTACGCTGTCGGTCGGCAGAACGGATGGATGTCTGCGAACGATATCCGCGAACTGGAGAATCTCGACCGGATTCCCGAGGAGGAAGGCGGTGACCTTTATCTGATTAACGGTAATATGCTCCCGATGAAAAACGCCGGAGCCTTCGCCGATAACATAAATACTACCGGAAAGGAAAACGAAACTGATGAAGAAGTTCTGGAAATGGACGAATCTGGCACCGACGGAAACAGCACCGGCGGAGAGGATTCTTCACCTGAACGGCACCATCGCCGAGGAAAGTTGGTTTGACGATGACGTCACACCTGCTATTTTTGAGAACGAATTGAAATCCGGTGACGGTGACATTACCGTCTGGATCAACAGTCCGGGCGGAGACTGTGTCGCGGCGGCACAAATCTACAATATGCTGATGGATTACAAAGGCTCTGTCACGGTGAAGATAGACGGCATCGCCGCTTCTGCCGCATCCGTCATTGCGATGGCAGGCTCGAAGGTGCTGATGTCCCCTGTGTCCATGCTGATGATCCACAATCCCATGACCGCAGCTTATGGCAATTCCGCAGAAATGCAGAAAGCCATTGAAATGCTCGGCAGTGTGAAGGACTCCATCCTCAATGCTTACGAAATCAAGACCGGAATGTCCCGCACGAAGCTGTCCCATCTGATGGATGCGGAAACGTGGATGGATGCAAATAAAGCAATGGAACTCGGCTTTGCCGATGAAATCATGAAGCGCAGCGTTGAGGATATCGAACCTCCCGCCGTTTCCATGATGTATTCCAAGGCGGCTGTGGTCAACTCCCTCATGGACAAAATCGCCGCCAAGTGCAAGATCGAGAAACCGGATGAACCCATACAGCCGCCTAAACCCGAAGTTACCGGTCGCAAGGTCGATGATCTTTACGACCGTCTCAATCTTATGAAACACTAAAAATTGGAGGAAATTCAATATGACTATTCATGAACTGCGCGAAAAGCGTGCAAAGGCATGGGAAGCTGCAAAAGCGTTCCTGGATTCCCACAGAACCGGCAACGGCACTCTGACCGCCGAAGATGACAATACTTACACCCGTATGGAACAGGAAATCACCGACCTCGGCAAGGAAATCGCCAGACTTGAGAGACAGGAAGCACTGGATGCCGAACTGAACAAGCCTGTGAACCGTCCCATCACTGGTCAGCCCATGTCCGGCACTGCCGAAGTCAAAACCGGTCGTGCATCCAACGCCTATAAGGAAGATTTCGGTCTGCACCTTCGCGGCAAGGCTCTGGTACATAATGTCCTTTCCACTACCCCTGATGTAGACGGCGGGTTCCTTGTTCCCACGGATTATGAGGATAAACTCGTGAAGTCCCTGGAAGAAGAGAATGTTATGCGCCGACTCTGCAAGGTCATTACCACGCATCATGAGCGCAAGATTCCCGTTGCTGTCGGTCATTCCGTGGCACAGTGGACAGCTGAAAATGCTTCTTACACTGAAAGTAATCCCACCTTCGGTCAGAAGCAGATCGATGCTTTCAAGCTGACTGACCTTTTCCGTATCAGCACCGAACTGCTGAAGGACAGCTCCTTTGATATCGAGGACTACCTTCGTGGAGAATTCGCACGTGCTTTTGGTATTGCCGAGGAGCAGGCTTTCTGTGTGGGCAACGGCACCAATCAGCCTACCGGTCTATTTACTGTAAACGGCGGCACGGTCGGTGTGACTGCGGCTTCCGCTACGGCAATTACCGTTGATGAGGTAATCAACCTGATCCATGCGCTGAAGGTTCCTTACCGCAAAAATGCGAAATTTCTCATGAACGATGCCACTGTTGCTCTCCTTCGCAAGCTGAAGGATCAGTACGGTCAGTATCTGTGGCAGCCTTCCGTACAGGCAGGTCATCCCGACCGTCTGCTCGGATATGAGATTCACACCAGTCCTTATGCTCCCGTTGCCGAAAGCGGCTCTCTCCCCATTGCGTTCGGTGACTTCAAGAACTACTGGATCGGTGACCGTGCCGGTCGTACCGTACAGCGTCTGAATGAACTGTATGCGACCAACGGTCAGATCGGTTATGTGGCTACGGAACGTGTGGACGGCAAGGTCATCCTGCCCGAAGCAATTCAGCTGCTCCAGATGAAGGGCAGCGTAGCAGATCCCACCTAATATTACGGAGGTAAGGCATGGACGAACTGCTTGATAAGGTAAAGGCGAATCTGATTCTCGACCATGACGTTGATGATTCGCTGATTCTCCACTACATCACTGCCGCGACTGCCTATGCCGAAAGCTATCAGCACATACCGGAGGGATTTTACTCATCCAATCCAATGCCGCCTACAACCGAGCAAGCCGTTATCATGCTGTCGTCCCACTTCTATGAATCACGGGACGGCAGCACGGGCGGCTTTTTTGCTGATAATGTTCCTGCGGCGCAGCAGGTGTGGAATACGGTAAATCTTCTGCTGAGACTGGATCGGGAGTGGAAAGTATGAGTTTCGGGAAAATGAATGCCTTTATCGATATCATCAAGCCTGTTATTACAAAGGATGCTGACGGGTTCAAAGTCACCACAGACGAAATCCTCGCATCCGTCCGTGCGTATCGAGAAGGTCGGCATGGCAGTGAACGCTGGGCAAACCGTGCCGCTTTCACCGATGCCACGGATTTATTCAGGTTCCGTTGTATCCCTGACTTGAAGATCACTACAGATATGGTCATCACTTGCGCTGATGGTCGGTTTGAGATTACCTCGGTCGAGGATGTCAAAGGACGTGGGATGTACATCGAAGTTCTGGCGAAAGAGGTGAAGCCGAGTGGCTAAAACTACAATAAAAATGCCTGACGAACTGCTTGTGAAGCTGTCCCGGCTCGGTACGAAATCAGATGAAATTGCTGCAATGGCTCTGGAAGCGGGCGGTCAGGTGGTTCTTGACAAGGTGAAGTCAAACCTTGAATCCGTGATTGGCAGTGACACGAAGTACGACTCCCGCTCGACCGGTGAACTGGTGGAATCTCTCGGCTTGACTCCTGCGAAGATTGACCGGAACGGCAATTCAAACGTGAAGATCGGCTTTTCCGAACCCCGCTCGGACGGTGAAAGCAATGCTATGATCGCCACAGTGATTGAGTACGGCAAACATGGTCAGCCGCCTAAACCGTTCATGGAACCGGCAAAAGCGGAGAGCAAAAACGAATGCAAGAAAGTCATGAAAGCCGTGTTGGAACGGGAGGTGGCAAAGCTATGATTTTATCCGAACTGAATACGATCCTGTCGCCGCTGATTCCGGTGGAAACAGGGGTGTTCTCCGACACCGCACCGGAGAAATATGTGGTTCTGACACCGCTTTCGGATACGTTCGATCTCCACGCAGACAACGAACCACAGGTTGACGTACAGGCGGTGCGGATTTCCCTGTACGACAAGGGCAACTACATCAAAATGAAAAATCAGATCGTCTGCGCGGTTCTCGCTGCGGAAATGACGATCGCGGGTCGCCGGTACATCGGTCACGAATCGACCACCGGCTACCATCACTACGCCATTGACGTGGCGAAAAACTACGAAATGGAGGAATAAAGTTTTGGCAACTATTGGATTGGATATGCTGTATTTCGCCAAGATTACCGAGGACGAAAACGGCGAAGAAACCTACGGCACTCCTGAGAAACTGGCGAAGGCAATCTCCGCAGACCTGTCCGTGGAACTGGTCGAAGCAATCCTGTACGCCGATGACGGTATTGCGGAGATTGTGAAGGAATTCGGCAACGGCACACTGTCCCTCGGCATCGACGACATCGGCTCTGCTGTCGCATCCACGCTCACCGGTGCGACCATCGACTCCAACGGTGTCGTGATTTCGGCATCCGAGGACGGCGGCGAACCCGTGGCGATCGGTTTCCGTGCGAAGAAGTCGAATGGCAAGTACAAGTATTTCTGGCTGTACAAGGTGAAGTTTGGCATCCCTGCCACCAACCTTGCGACCAAGGGCGAGAGCATCACGTTCTCCACACCGACCATTGAAGGCACCATCATGCGCCGCAACAAGGTGGACGGCAGAAACAAGCATCCGTGGAAAGCGGAGGTCACTGAAGGCGATACCAAGGTATCTGCTGAGACCATCACCAACTGGTACAAGAGTGTGTATGAACCCGAATACAGCGCGTAAAGGAGAATGCAGATGAATAACGAAAGAAGTGCAAAAATCATCATCGGTGAGACGGAATATGAGATGATTCTCACCACCCGTGCGACCAAGGAAATCGCCGGACGGTACGGCGGTCTGGAGAATCTCGGGCAGAAGCTGATGAAATCCGAAAACTTTGAGATGGCTATCGACGAGGTTGTGTGGCTCATTACGCTCCTTGCCAACCAGAGTGTTCTCATCCACAATCTCAAGAATCCGGACAACAAAAAGGAACTGCTCACGGCAGAAGTGGTCGAACTCCTGACCTCTCCTCTTGAACTGGCAGCATACAAGAATGCCATCATGGAAGCCATGTTCAAGGGCACCAAGCGCAACGTAGAAAGCGAAACCAACTCAAAAAACGCAGTAGTCGGGTAAGTGACGAGGAACTCTTTACCCGACTGCTTTATTTCGGAACGGCACAGCTGCACATCCCGTTCGATGACGTGTGGCTGATGCCGTTCGGTTATTTGCTCGACCTTTGGGAGTGTCACCGACAGTTCACCGGCATGGCAAAACCGAAGCGCGAGGTGTACATTGACGATATAATTCCGGAGGGAATCTGATGCTCAGAAACTTACGAAATAACCTTACCTTTTATCAATGGGACGTGAACCAGCGTCTGATCTGTTCTGACACACCTGACGGTATCGAAGTCCACTTTATCGTGAATAACAG